ATCACTCCTATGGCGGTGATCCTGTTAATGGCACAGACAAAGACGACAGATACATGCATTCCGCTGATCGTAGTGGCAGCCAGTGTGTGGATCTGGATAGTACTCCGTGGAAATATTCCGGAAATTTAGGAGACGATCATGAGAATGACGATTAAAAACCCAGGAAACAGCGACTCATACAGAGCACCGCTGAACCGGACGGGAGAGATCGAAATGAAATGGCAGCAGGAGACGCCGGTATTTTATGGTGAAATGGTGAACTTGCTCGGACGATACGAAGATCTCGGAACTCCGGAAGAACTGGAAAAACTGAAACATAAAAATGGCCCCAAGTGACGCAACACAAGGGGCCGGCGTTTTCACAGAAGAAAACCATCTGTTAACATTATAAATCCTCTGTGAAAATATGTCAAGGACGGCCGAAAACAGGCCGTTTATAACTTGATTAAGTATATTAAAGTTGCGACGCAGGGGAAAAGAAAATGTATGTAAGAAAAAGCTATGATCTGGGGGATTGCATAGAAAGAGAAGAATATCATAACGGGAGATATGGAGCCCCAGGTGAGAAGAGGAAGAAGAAAAGAAAGCTGGCACCCGAACAGATCCAGGAGCAGAACCGGAAGAACCGGATCAAGAAGATTCGGAGACTTCTCAGGAAAAATTTCAGACAGGGAGATTACTGGACGACACTGACCTATAAACAGGGAGAAAGACCTCCGGACCTGGAAACGGCAAAGAAAAATCTACAGAAGTTTTTCCGGAATCTGAAAGAGGCCTATAAGAAAAAGGGGGAAAGCTTAAAGTATTTCGGGAAAATCGAAGTAGGAGCAAAAGGAGGATTCCATTGCCACATAGTCGTCAACCGGATCCAGGATACAGACACACTGATCCAGAGATACTGGCCATATGGAGGGATCCACAACGAGCTCATGTACAAGGATGGAGGATTCACAAAGCTTGCGGAATATATAGGCAAGTGGCCGGGAGACACCGACGAAAATGGGAAGAAGACCACGATAAAAGAGGCCTGGTACACAAGGAGCAGGAACCTGGTTGAAGTACAGCCAGAGAAAAAGATTCTGTTTGGCAGGACTTTCAACAGGGAGCCAAAAGCACCGAAGGGCTACTACCTCGACAAAAACAGCCTGATCGAAGGAACAAACGGATACACGGGTTACAAATTCCGGTCGTACACGCTGATTAAAATCACACCGGCGGACGAGAAGAGAAGGAGGATTTGAGTGAAAGAGGTGAATATTTTTCTGATGACCTCCACGAAAGCACCGAAGATCGAAAAAGGAGAGTATCAATACATACTGACATGCGGAAGCACAACACTGAAAGACAAAGGCGCAGAGAGGCAGACAACCGGAAACCGGCTGGTGATCCGGTGTGCGATCGAAGCAATGAAGCGGATGCGGAAGCCATCTATGATCACGATATGGACAGACTCAGGATACCTCATATCCGGACACGAGAATATGGGGCTCTGGATCGGAAACGGATGGAAGAGACCGGGAGGGCGCCAGCTCAAAAATATTGATCTGTGGAAGCAGCTGCATGAGCTCGAAAAGGGTCATATGATCCGGTGCAGATACGAAGATATGGAAAGATACAAAGATTGAGCAAATACGGGTTTTACCCGAATGGAGAGGATTTTAGGAGGACAAAAATGTTTGAGAAATTTGGAGAATTTTCGTCAAGCGATGAGATCAATGAGCTGGCCGAGAATCTGTATGCGCCGTGCCTGGTAGGCGCATTTATGTAAAAACAGGAGGAAAAGAACATGCAGGTAAGAAGAATGAAGACGACAGAGTACACGATGGACGAACTGCAGAAGGTAGTTAGAGCCGGAGCAGCAGCGGAACAGCTGGCAGCAGGAACACAGATTATGATCAAATTTGACGGAAAATTCGTGCCGTATGATGTAATCGGCATCGACGCAGAGGATCTGGTAGATAAAAACCTGAAACACAGCCTGACAATCCAGGCGCACGTACTCGTGGAAGAACGACCGTTTGACACAACAGGAAGATACGGGAGCAACGTATGGGAAACCTCAGAACTGCGCAAGTATTTGAACAGCGAGGAATATGCAAAACGATATGAGGACCTGGTGCCGTATCTGGCAGCAGTACGAAAGAAAAACAAAAGCGGAGAGGATACGATTGATACATTTTTTCTGCTGTCCAGAGAGGAATACGGAGACGTAATCGGAGAGGAAACACCGTATGAATATTACAAAGCCGGAGAGATTGCAAGAGTAAAAGCGGATGAAAACGGAGAGACGGGCTGGCACTGGACACGTAGCGCGTACGGGGGCACCACGTACGGCCCATGGAGTGTGACCTCGAGCGGCCACGTCAGCGGCAGCACCATCGCGTCGTACGCGAATCGCTTCGCACAGGCTTGTGCAATCGCATAATCATTCAATCTGCGCCGCTCACATGCGGCGCATGAAACCAGTTAGGAGGATAAAATGTTTTTTAAATCATCAATATTAAACAGCCTGATGAAACAGGCATACAAAGGTGGACTGGTAGTGGCGCAGTCGGAGGATGAATGGATATACCTGGCAGGAGACTACTGGGAGGTCGGAATCAAGAGAGAATTCATTCCAAAGCGGACGCTGGCTGACATCATTGCACTCGTTGGAGAAATTCCGGAGCCAGGAGAGAGATTTCGGGCGACGAAAGAAGGAAATCAGTTCGAAATGGAAATGAGATTGGAAGTGCAGGAAGAAGGATTCGGAAGCGACACGCTCACAATCACAGACGTGCTCCTGATCGGAACGGCTGGAACAGTACAGAGACTGTTACAGGACGAAAACACAGGAAATATTTATGCGGTCAATAATGTGTTTGTGAACATCGTTGACAACAAAGCAATCGAGGAAGACAAAGGAGAATATGGCGTAACAGAACCATTTTTCAGTGAAGATCTCGGAATTCTCTGGAAAAACGATGTCTGCAAATTGAGAGCAACATTCCGATCGGATGATAAAAACACAAAGGTACTGCAGGGACTACATGGAGTGGATATCACTCCGGGAATTCCAGAGTAATGCGTGAAGACAAGACAGGAAGATAACGATTGCGTACGGTTTTTAAAAGGAGAAGGAACAATGAAAGAGAATTTCGAGACCTGCAAACACGCAAAAGAACATATGCAGATCGCAGTATTTGTGCAGCCGGGCTGCAGATTAGCACATATGATCCACGGAATCCTGTGCGTTACAAAAAAAGAATGCAGAAATTGCAAATTCTGCGAACCAAAACAGGGTGCCTTTTAATTCAAATATATCACAAATAATTGGCCAGAGTTTCACCGCTCTGGCCGGGAGGTGTGAAAAGTGCAAAAGAGAAAGAAACACAAAAAAAGCATTATGCACGACAAAACAAGCAGAACCTGTTATCTATGTATGGTATTACATGATGATTACAGGATGCGCACCGGCCTGGAAGAACATCATATCTTCGGAGGTCCGAACCGGTCACTATCAGAAGAATATGGATTGAAAGTTTATTTGTGCAGACAGCATCACATTTACGGACTGGAAGCCGTGCACCAGAACGCAGAGATCAGACGACAGCTGCAGGCAGCAGGACAGAGAGCTTTTGAAGAATTCTATCCAGAAGAAAGCTTCCTGGATAAGTTCGGACGAAACTATATTTTGGACTAAAAGAAAGGAGAAGAAGATGAGCAGACTTACAGAAAAGGACAAGATTGGAAACTGGAGTGTGAAAGGATTGCCATGGAGCGATCTGAATATTGGAGCAACCATAACAAAGGAAATCAGAGAAAAATTGTATGGAGCACTCTGCAAACTCAAAGACTACGAAGATACAGGACTGGATCCGGAGCAGGTATACGCTATCGATGAGTTGTATCTGGGAAAATGCAAAGAGGTGAATGAGCTGAAGAAAATGCACATAATCGTGGATATCATAGTAAGAGCAACTGTCATGGGCCTTATGACGCCAGACCAAGATGTTGAACGAATGATGGACATCGAAAGTGCTGACCTTAAATTCGATATGAAATTAGATGAGTGGCTGGCCGCAGATGATTTTAATTTTGCACATGATTTTGTGGGAATCAGAGACAACATCAACCGAGAAGCGGGTTTTCCGGCAACTGATTTTGGTTTCTTCATGCCAAGATTTACTGGAAATAGAAAAGTTGAGGAAAGAAAGGAACAACACTAATCCTAGTGAAACTAGGTTGCTGCCGGTTCAGACGCGGCAGCGTAAAGATTTGATGATAGCGATTAAACGCATCGGTTCGCCCGTTTACAATAACGGAAAAGTCTAACGGACAGCGGTAATAACTCCCGACGCTACAAAGCGAATAATGATTTGCCACAGCACAGGAATGTGTAGCGTGGCGTGTTGGAAGATTTCGTTAGAAAAAAGTATTGAAAGATTACAATTAGCAAGTGAATTGTCATTATCACATTACGGAAAACCACTTGTATGTGAATATTCTGGAGGTAAAGATTCAGATGTACAACTGAGATTGTTTGAAATGAGTGGGATTCCGTTCGAAGTTCACAATTCTCACACGACGGTAGATGCTCCACCGACAGTCTATCACATACGAGATGTTTTCAAGAGATTAGATGCGGATGGAATTAAATGCAACATTGACTATCACACAAAAGAAAATGGAACTAGAGTTACAATGTGGAATCTGATCCCAAGAAAACTTATGCCACCAACGAGACTTATTCGGTATTGCTGTTCTGAGCTTAAAGAAGGCGGAAATGCTAATCGTATGTTCGCTACTGGCGTCAGATGGGCGGAAAGTAGAAAACGGAGCCAAAGAAGCACTTTCGAGGTTCTTGCTCCGTCTCAAAAAGATAGCATTGGAGTTTCTGATGAAAAGATGCTAATTACGGATAACGATGATACGAGAAGACTTTTTGAGAGCTGTCAGCTAAAAGCTAAAACGGTAGTAAACCCAATCATTGACTGGAATGACGAGAATATTTGGGATTTTATAAATGATGAAAAAATAAATGTATGTGAAATGTATTATTGGGGATATGAAAGACTTGGGTGCATTGGCTGTCCTTTAGCAAGAAAACGCCAGAGAGAACGGGAGTTTTACGATTTTCCAAAGTACAAGCAAGCGTATATTAGGGCGTTTGACAAAATGCTAGAAATGCGTGCTATAAAGGGAAAAGCAACAAAATGGACTTGTGGAGAAGAAGTATTCCTATGGTGGATGCAGAGCAGCGATATTCCGGGTCAGATGAATCTAATTGATTTCGGGATATGATGAAATGAAAAATGTGCATGAAAGGAAGAAAGGAGAATAACGAAATGGAAGAAAAGACAAAAAGAGATTTCGAAGTTCATTCAATCGGCGAAGTTGACATGAGCGGACTGCACGTGCCAGCAGTGGTAATCTATGAGCACCCGGAAGACGATCAGGAGATGTGCGTGGCCAGAGTATTCGATCTGGACAAGCCGACAAATGTGGTAATCCGAAAGAAAACAGTACAAGAGCTTATGCAAGACATACAGACAAATACAACGATGTATTTTATACGACGAGGCGCGGACGATGCACCTTGCCTGATTGGCGTATACATGTAAATGAGGATGGATAACAGGTGGCTAAATAAGTGACGGGAAAGAAGGCGATAGAAAAATGAATGAACTGGGTATCAATAGACCGGAAATAACTGCAAGATTATCAGAAATGGTAGAACGATACATAAATCCACATCATGATGCAAGAATATACTGGGCAAAAGAAGTAACATTTGATTATTCTACAGGTCATGCAGTAAGAGTCGACTATATGAAGTTCAAGCCTGTGAATAATACAGTTTCAGGAATCGAAAAAGGAGATTTCTATTGTTACGAAATCAAATCATCTGTCGAGGATTTCCATAGCAAGAACGGCCATAATTTCATCGGAGACCTCAATTACTATGTCATGGAAAACGATGTATACGAAGCAGTCAGAAAGGAAATTCCCAGTTATGTTGGGGTTCTCGTTCCGACGGTTGATTTACGGGGCATGACGCTGACGGCAACGAAGAAGGCGAGAAGGAAAGACAGAGACAAACCGGTAAGCGAAATGCTATTGATGATGTTTCGATCCGCCTCGAGAGAACTGAACAAATGAGAAAATAGGAAGTGAGAAAATGAAAAAGAAATGGAAGGACATGACAGAACAGGAGATTAACCAGTTAAAGAGAAAACAGTGTTCGAGCTGTGCATACTTCATGAGCATAAAACGAGGCGCAACGTTAGCTATGTGCAATTACATAGAACTTACCGGGAGCAGCCGAGGATGCTCACCACTGGAATGCAAGGAGAAAGGAAAATACAAGGCGAAGGCTGGAAGGAGAAAGAAAGATGGAAAAGAATAAGGAGGGTTATCCGGATCCGACGGCAAGCCAGGCAATTCGGGCAGCAGGGCGCATGCCATTACACGTCCACCAGGCTTACAACGCAATTGAAAACATAGCCGGCTTATTAGGGTTTGAACTTTTGGCGCTGCGAGACAAACGCACGAAGAAAGAATACAGAAGGTGACAAAATTGAAAAAGAGAATGAGAGATATGTCATGGGAGGACTACGGCATTTCTAAAAACAGGTACAGAGAGCTGAAAGCGTTCTGTCTGCAATACGAAGAAAAGAAAACAAAGATTCATTATGGACTCCCTTCAACACGAAATGACGGAATGCCAGGAGGGAGCCTGAGCACCAGAAGCCCAGTAGAGCAGCAGGCTATTGACAATGCAATGTATATGCAGGATATCCGTATGATTGAGGAGGCAGCAGTCAGGACAGATCCGACGCTTTGGCAGTATATCCTGAAAAGCGTGACTCAGGATCTCAAATACGAATTTATCCAGTATGACAAGGAACTCGGACATATTCCGGTAAGCAGAAATGAATTCTACGGACTTCGCAGAAAATTCTATTACAATTTGAACGAAATAAAAAAAAGAAATTGGGGTACAAATTGAGCACCAAACTGTAGTAATATGGTATCAGGCAAAGTTGAGACAAAGCGTAGCCGCCCAACAGAGCCATCATAAAATACTCCTCACTTGAAAAAGGATCCTGAAGAGCGACAGGGTCCTTTTTCAATACCCAAAAAACGGATCTTTAGCTCAGCTGGTTAGAGCAACCGGCTCATAACCGGTCGGTCCTGGGTTCAAATCCCAGAAGATCCATCAGAAAGAAGGTGCCTGAATGACAAAAAAACAGAAAAGATTTGCAGAGGAATACCTGATCGACCTGAATGCCACTCAGGCCGCCATAAGAGCCGGATACAGTCCGGAAACAGCAAAATCCATCGGAAGTGAGAACCTGACAAAACCTGACATCCGCGCGTATATAGACAAAGAGATTGCGAAGCAGTCAAAACGCACAGGAATCAATGCAGACAGGGTCCTGAGAGAACTTGCAAAAGTAGCATTTGCCAATGCCGCAGATGTGGTAGACAGAAAAACGGGCATGGTAAGAGAAGATGCACCCGCAGAAGACACTGCAGCAATACAGTCGATCAGGATCAAACGGTTCAACTCAGAAGAAGGAGAGATAATCGAAAGCGACGTCAAACTCTCCGACAAGCTGAAAGCCCTGGAACTCATTGGAAAGCATCTGGGAATGTTCCAGAACAATCTGAACGTTAGCGTAGATGCCTCAGAAAAACTCGATGATATCATCTCTCAGCTGGGCGGTGAGGGGCTTGAAGACTAACAGTTTCCCTCTATCGCAGAAATATAGAGATTTTGTAAATACAGTTGAGAATGTAGATGCAGATTTCCTGGAAGGAACCACAGCATCCGGCAAGACAACAGTCGGAGCCGGCGTGAAGTTCATGCGCATGGTTAGCCGCAGCAAAAAGAAACTGCACATAATTGCATCAAAAACAACAGGAACAGCCGAGAAAAATATAATCCAACAGGAAAATGGAATTCTGGACATCCACCCGAATGCACAGTATTTCGGAAACGGAGATAAGGATTACAAAATTCCACACATAAAGTTCGAAGGAAAAATCATATTCATCCTGGGATATGATAACAAGGACCGGTGGAAGTTAATTCTGGGTTCTCAGTTTGGCTGCGTATACATTGATGAGATCAATACAGCTAACATTGATTTTGTCCGAGAGATATCGACAAGAAATGAATACCTGATGGCCACGCTGAATCCGGACGACCCGAACCTGCCGGTATATAAAGAATTTGTAAATAGATCGAGGCCATACAAGAAATACGAGAAAGATGTCCCGAAGGAAATATTAGAAGAACTGAAAGAAACACCAGTGCCAAAA